CTACTCTAAAGAATGGATTATGAAAAATGTATTGATGATGTCTGAAGAAGATGTACAAACAATGCAACAACAAATCGCCGATGAAAAAGAAGAAGGTGGCGCAGATGAAGAAGATGAATTTAACTAAGGAGATAAATTATGGCAGATAATACATTAACACTTGATTTGATAAATGATATTTTAAAAGGCAATCTAAATGCAGCCGAAAATTCATTACATCAATCTTTGGCAGTAAAACAAAATGATGTACTTGACCAAGAAAAAATTAAAATGGCTGGTCAAATATTCAATGATGTTCCTGCAGAGGAAGAAGATGAAGATATAGAAATATCTGATGAAGAATTAGAAGATGCAATTGCAGATGAAGAATCTGAAGAAGAAAATGAAGAAGTAGATGATGAGTCCAGCGAAGATGAGGAAGACGAGTAACCATTCAAATTTTCGTTTTATATAAATAAAACAAAGTATATCTGAAAGGAAGAACGAATGGTGAACTTCTATAAACCCAAAACAACGGAGATAAGTGCTCCTACAACAGTTGGTAGTGCATCAACTGTAAGTTCAGCAAGAGTAGTTAGAGCGGTGAACACTAGTGCATCAACTGCCTATCTAGTGTCTTACTATGACGCAAACTTTGATGATAGTGCGTCTTTCACACTTGCGCCTATGGAAACAGTATTGATTCCAAAAGCAAGTGGTGATAAAATATATGCCGCTAATGCAGCTGTAAAGTTAACAAAAATCACATATCCAAAAGGATAGTAGTATGAAATTAATCGCAGAATACACAGAAAACAATTTGCAGGTAATCACCGAAGAAAAAAATGGTAAGAAACAATATGCCATTGAAGGTGTGTTCATGCAAGCAGAAAAAAAGAATCGAAACGGTAGAGTATATCCAAGACCGATTATGGAAAAAGCGGTCAACAAATATGATACAGAACAAGTGAAAACAGGAAGAGCAGTTGGAGAACTGAATCACCCTGAAGGACCTACCGTAAATCTCGACAAAGTTTCTCATAAGATTGAATCTCTCTCATGGGAGGGAAACGATGTTATGGGCAAGGCAACTATTTTGAGTACCCCCATGGGAGAAATTGTAAAAGGACTTCTTGATGGTGGTGTCAAACTAGGTGTTTCAACTCGTGGTATGGGAAGTTTAGAAAGAAGTAATGACGCAATGGTCGTTAAAGACGACTTTATGCTTAACGCAGTAGACATTGTACAAGACCCATCTGCTCCATCAGCATTTGTAAATGGAGTTATGGAAGGCGTAGAATGGGTTTGGAATAACGGCATTATTGAATCTAAACATATTGAACAAATTGAGACCGAAATTAAGAACGCAACAAAGGCGAATCTCTATGAAACAGAGGTACGTGAGTTTAAAAATTTCCTCTCGTTACTCAAATCTAAAATATAAGGAGCGGATTATGTCTGATAAAGAAATAATCGAAAATCAAGAAGTAGACGCTCAAGCAGAAGAAGTAGAAGTTGAGAACGAAGCTATGGAATCAACAGAAAAACTTACAGAAGCTGAGGCTCCTACAAAGGATGCAGAAGAAAAATCAGTCTCTGCGACTGACAAAGCTGCAGACGCAACAGGAAAGGCTCCAGCAAGAAAAGGTGACAAATCAAACGCAGAACCTTCAAAACTGCCTGGTACTAAAGCAGGTATGATTAATGCTGCTTATAACAAAATGAATAACATGTCAACATCAGAAATGAAAAAGTTGATGAATTCAATGGGTTATAACTACAAAACAGAAGGTGTTGAAGCGGAATCAACAGACGTAGAACCTGCAATTAACTATCAAGCAGACTTCTCTGGTGATTTATCTGCATTGATTAATAACGAAGCAACTTTATCTGAAGAATTTAAAGATAAAGCCGCAGTCATCTTTGAAGCTGCAATCAAATCTAAACTATCAGATGAGATTGACCGCCTAGAAGAAAAATACAACGAGGAACTATCAGCAGAAGTTGACGCAACTAAAGCGGACCTTGTTGAAAAGGTCGACAACTATTTAAACTACGTAGTTGAAAACTGGATGAAAGAAAACCAAGTTGCAATACAACAAGGTTTAAGAACAGAAATCGCAGAGAACTTTATGAGTAGTCTAAAAGACTTATTCACAGAGTCTTACATTGATGTTCCAGAATCCAAAGTAGACCTAGTTGACGAACTATCAACTACAGTTGATGAATTAGAAGAAAAACTAAATTCAACAACTGCTAAAGCAATCGAAATGGCTGAACAACTAGAAGTTTTCCAAAGAGGTGCAATCATTAGTGAAGCATCAAAAGATTTGGCAGACACTCAAGTTGAGAAGTTAAAAAAATTAGTTGAGGATATTGACTTTGACAACGAAGAGTCTTTCACTAAGAAAGTCGCAACAGTTAAAGAATCATATTTCTCTAAAAAAGTAACCGAGTCTAAAGATGAAATCGAAGAATCATTTGATGAAGAAGTCGAAACATCTGATATTATGGCTCAATATGTTTCTGCTATTAAGAAACAAGTTAAACAATAAGGAAGTCCACAATGTCTAATCCAACATTATCTTACGATAAATTGGTCGAAAAATGGGCCCCAGTTCTTAACGAAGAATCTGCAGGCACTATTAAAGACTATCATAGAAAAGCAGTAACTGCTGCTATTCTAGAAAACCAAGAAGTGGCAATGCGTGAAGAGGCTGCACAATATACAGGTTTCATAACAGAAACTGCACCTGCAACTAATAACACATCTGCTGCTAACTGGAACCCAGTGTTGATTTCTCTAGTAAGACGTGCTATGCCTAACCTAATGGCATACGATATCTGTGGTGTACAACCAATGACAGGTCCTACAGGATTAATCTTCGCAATGAAATCACGTTATACAGGTGGTTCAACAGGTAATACTGAAGCACTATTCAACGAAGCAGACACAAGATTCTCTGGTACACAGGCTGACCCAGCACAACCTGCTGACGGTTCTGGTATCGCTGCTGCAACTGATTCAGACTCAACAGCTGATGACGACAGAAGTACAAATCTTGCTGCTAAAGGTATGACAACTGACTCTGCTGAAGCAATCGGCGATTCAGCTGCAAATGCAATTGCTAACATGGGATTCACCATTGAAAAAGCAACTGTTACTGCTAAATCACGTGCCCTAAAAGCTGAGTACACAATGGAATTGGCTCAAGACTTAAAAGCTATCCATGGTCTAGACGCTGAAACAGAGTTGGCTAACATTCTTTCAACAGAAATCCTTGCTGAAATCAACAGGGAAGTTGTAAGAACAATCAACTCACAAGCTAAGACTGGTGCTCTACAAACCAACACAGCTGTTAATGGTATCTTTGATATTCAAACAGATGCTGATGGTCGTTGGTCAGTTGAAAAATTCAAAGGTTTAATTCTTCAAATCGAAAGAGAATCAAACGTAATCGCAAAAGAAACTCGTAGAGGTAAAGGTAACTTTATCGTATGTTCTTCAGATGTTGCGTCTGCTCTATCAGCTTCAGGCATGTTGGATTATGCTCCTGCATTATCTACTGCACTACAAGTTGATGATACTGGTAACACATTTGCTGGTACTCTTAACGGAAGAACAAGGGTTTACATTGACCCATATGCAACTACTGATTATATCACAGTTGGATATAAAGGTACAAACCCTTACGATGCTGGTCTATTCTACTGCCCATACGTCCCACTCACAATGGTTCGTGCAGTTGCTGAAGACAGTTTCCAACCAAGAATTGGATTTAAAACTCGTTACGGTATGGTTTCAAACCCATTCGTAGGTGCAAACCCAGCAGACGGTCTTGCTGCTGCTAAGTCTAACCAATACTATAGACTATTCAGAGTTGACAATATCCTAGGTGCATAATCTAGATATTGAATCCTAAATTAAATTAAGGGGACTTCGGTCCCCTTTTTTTTGTATAAATAAAGATATGGTAGACTTAACAACAAATATAAATTATCTACAACCAACTTCATTTAAGTTATTGATTGATAGAAAACATTATCCTAATCTGGAATTTTTCTGTCAGTCTGTAAGTCATCCAAGTATGGAAATGAGTGCAGTAGAAACTGCATTTAAAAAAGTTGCAGTTCCTTTTTCAGGGGACACTCTTGTATTTGGTGCATTATCTTGTGATATAATTTTAGATGAAGATATGCATAGTTATACAGAAATGTTTAATTGGATGCGTAGAAATTTAGATAACAATCCTGCAAACGCACTTGATAGAACAAGTAGAGATGCGCCTAACTCTGCAGATATTACATTAAGTATATTGTCAAGTCATAACAACCAAACCAGACAAATTAGATATATTGATGCAATACCAACATCTATTGGTACTGTACAATTTCAATCAACTGGGAGTGGAACAGAGTATTTAACATTTACGGTTGATTTTAGATACATTTATTTTGAACTATTAGGTGTAAACTCAACAACAGGTGGTATCACATCATCACTTGAAAAACGAACACTACAAGACGGAAGTACAATATTAACACCGAGAAATTATGATTCAGCATGAAACTAGCGATATGGGGCTCTACACAAACAGG